AAATAGTCGGCCAGTATAGCCGCCGTATCCACTTCTGTGGGTACCTCACGGACAATCACCTCCGGTTCCGGAATGGCAGAGCGTATCGTATCATGCCTGACCACCGTTTCCGGTACATGGACAATGCTCCGTTTCCGGGAACCCAGCCAGTGGCCGGCCCAGCCGGAAAGAAATGCGATAACCGCACAAAGCAACATATGGCTAACCTTCCGTCTCATCGGCCTTTCTTCTGAATTTATCCGTGACTGTCACCCACAATATTCCCACCTGCTTGATCAGCGCATCTTTCGGCTTGCCGTCGATGACTGCCAGGTTCTCCAGTATGCTTGTCACGTGCTCGACGCAGAACCAGGTCATGACGAACACCTTGACAATGGAAAAGAACAGGGTGGCCAGCAGCATGACAAAGCTTTCTTCCGCTCCGGCCTTGCTCTCCAGATAGAACGAGTGGGTGATATAGATGATGGTCAGCCAGATACACAGCTTGATGATGCAGCGTGAGAAACGGAAGCTTTCAAATCCTATTCCCTGGACCTTGCTTGCCCGGATGCCCGTCCACATCTCTGAGACAATGGCGACGAGCATGGCCATGGCCAGGAACGGTGTAATGCCTATCCATTCGCTGACTACGGCAGTGACGGCGCTGAAGGAGATGGCCGGAAATTGCAGGTTGTACTTGAAGCTCGGAGCCACCGAAAGAAAGAACTCCTTCGGTGAATCATACCCATAGGTGGCGACGAATCTTGTGAAAAAACGTATCATATCTCTTTTTTTGTCACAAAGATAGAGCCCAACCATCCGCTCTCATAGGACAAAAAAAGCCCTTACTCTCACGAGCAAGGACTTCAAAAATAAAAAAATCTCCGGTTAGTATTTTTATGGCTTCTCGTACATCACCCAGTAGGGTTGTCCTGCCAAATATTCTACATGGTACCCGGCATCAGCCAGTTGTTTGGCCAGCGCCATCGGAGCGACATCGACAATGTTCGACAGCTCATATACCAGTTCAGCGGTGGTCTTGTAACATTTCTGTGAAGTGGTACCGATGGGTGAATAGTTCTGGCCGATGAAGTTTGCTATGGCTTTCTGCCGCTCGGCTTGTTGCTTCTCTAATTCGTCTTGTTTGTCCGGTTCTTCGTCGTTTTGATAAGAACGGAATCCTATAGGCTTTTTCATTGGGCACCTCCTTTCTGATTAGGAATAAGGCCTAAAAATTCGGTACGGGCATTATGTAATGTTGCTAAAATATCCAAAAATGTTTTTGAATTGTCATAGAAATAACCACTGTATTCAAGGAGAAAGCCGATACTGTCATCCAACAATTCTGCAAGAGATGCCGCTCGATTATTTTGCAATTTCAATAAGCAATTAGATATGGAATCGTCAAGTACAATTCCATTAACGGTAGTATTATCCATTCTCACCTCCTTTCTGTTCCAGCATATTCGCCTTCTCACTAAATTGAAAAATGGAACGTACCTTGCAAATATCGAGAAAGAATACCGTGTCCGGGCATCCGCCACTTATGACATGGGCCTCGATACGTATGGTACAATCACGTCCCAAAGGGGTAGCAGTACATTTCATGCGCTTCAAGTTCGGGTGTTCAGCATTAATGCGGTTGACCGTATCGCCTATTTCATGCTTGAGTGCATCCAGGGAAAGTTCATCCTTGATAAGAACGTTTTTATACTTCTCTACATAATCAATAACCTTTTTCCATGCCCGGTTCTTGGGGGAATAGGTCTGCAGATGGTAAACAAAGAACATCATGCTTTGCCTCCTTTCTCATTAAAGGTGATGTTGACTGTCCCACCATTGACATAGATGGAAATGGATTTGTCGCTACGTGCTGCACGGATACGTTTACGTCCTGCGCACAGTTCAACACCCAGCTGGGCAAACAGTTCTTGAACCTTCTCTGCGGATACATAGCGTCCGCGAGCGCTTTGAGATTGTTTTGTCATAATGAAGAGCATTTAAAATAAAACAATATGTTATTAAAGACGGGAAAGGGAACTTTCTCCAAAAAACTGGAAAACTTATAAACAAAGAAAGTTCCGCTTTCCCGTTGCTCTTCACCTTGACAAGGCAGTGGGTGCATTAACACTCCACACGGGGGTCGGAACTATAGAATACCATTGGGCATAAAAAATGCCAACGGCAAAAGTTGGCGAACAGTCTCGCCTTGTCAAAATGAAGAGCACTGCAAAGATGCAGGTTTATTTTGAAATGGCAAAAGAAAAACGGAGATTTTTTTGTTTGCTGTATAATCGAAAACTTTTTATTAATACTTCTACAATCATTTGCTTTAATGAAGTAGATAATGAAGATACTCCAGCTTGTGAATAGAGTAAGTTTTAGATTGTTATTACCTTGTTGAAATTTATGGAACTTTTTTCTGGAACAATACAATTATCAGAGAATATCATATACTCTTGCCCTTTTCCAACTGTAGCCGCACTATAATTTAGAGAATATTCGTACATTCGGAATTTTAAATAAAGGTCAAGAATAAAATCTTCTTTATCATAAGTTACCACCCACTTTATATTTTCTAATCCTGCGATTGCATTATAAATATCTCTATGGTCTTGGTCATCATAATAATTCATATAGAGACCCTTACCTTTTTTGTAGTAAGGTGGATCAAAGTAAAACAAGGAATTATTTGGTAGATTACTCTGTAGATTATGAATTAACTCTACTGCATCTAAATTATGCAATTCAATTTTGTCTTTATATAAAGCTATTAATTTAATACGTTTTTTCAAATCATCAGAATTATAACGAGCATCAATTAAATAATTCCCAGTTTGATTAAGCCCACCGATAACTCCCCCTTTTATAATACCGGAACGATTTGTCCTATTTAAAAAGAAAGTCGAAAATCCTAAAGATAATAGTTCGGCATTAGTTTTGTTTTTTTGAATTTCTCTTTGTTCATACCAAGTATCAATCGTGATAGGAGTATTTTCTATTAGCTGGCAGAATTCATCTGTATAATTTAAAATAGAATACCAAAAAGCAAATAATGAGCGATCTTTATCATTTATAATAATTTGATTGGCAACCCCGTTAATTAACAAAGAAAGAGCTATGGAACCTCCGCCAACATAGGGTTCTATATAGGTTCCCCCTATTAAATTATTTGCAACAAATAATTCAGAAAAGAAAGAAGATATCTTTCCTTTTCCTCCAGGGTATCTAAGTGGCGAGTAACGCATCATATAATTATTCTGATTCTATTTGAGACCACAAAGTTACCATAAAATCCTGAATATTATCCCAAGTTGTTTGAATATCTATTGGCACAGGGGAAAGTTTGTTACTATGTACATAAGCATTCATTGTATCCACTCCCCAAATAGAATTACGTTCTTTGGTTAATAATTTTACAGCTTTTAATATTGTTTCATCTGCAATTTTCTCTTTATATAAGTATTGACTAGCATCATTAACCTTCTGATACAAACTTCTTGAAGAATTGGAAGCCGAAATTTCTCCTTCTTTAAGTAATCCTTTTTTTTCAATGAAAGTATCTACACTTAATTCTAAAAAAACTCTCAAAGTGACAGCTGCACAATTAACAAAACTTCGAACATCTATTTTTTTCAATTCATCATAAATTTTATTTGCTTTTGGATTGGAAATCCTAATAATACAATTATTGGGTATAAGAGTTTTACGTTGGGTCGGAATAGACTTCTTTAAATGTCCCTTAGAATGCAAATCACTTCCCTCATTCTTTGCTGTATTATCTTCTTCTTCCAAATTAGGAATTTGTTCTAATGGATTATCCAACCTCCAAACTTCTCCTATTGTCTTATTTTTATCAGGCAGTTTTTCTCCTAAGCCTTGAATATAATCTTTTCTTTGCTTGGCATTATATATAGAACTAACCTTAAAATCTTTATCAGACAAATCTAAAATAATTTGCCCTAAGGCCTTAGCTATTTCTTCTTCTTCAAGATTAGAACTTAATTTAGAATTTATATACTTTAAACCCAAAATTTCCCGAACACTTTTATCTCCTAATAAACGAGCAAAATTTGTGAGTTTAATGTTTTCGGAAGCCCTCTTTACTTCTTCTTGTACGAAAGGAGATGTTCGTATGAAATCAATAGCTTGTATTTCTACAGACTTATTTTTTCCATGTTTTATATCAAATCTCTGTACTTGCTCTGGTTTCCACTCAACTATACCAACTCCATTCTGTTCTCCTGTATGTTCTAATCGAACCCATTTATCTGCCTCTTCTACATCATCATAAATATAGCACATTATTTTTCTAATCGGAGTTTCCATAAATCTTTCATGCAGCTTAAAAAAACGATTCTTTAATGAAGCATGTTTTTTAGAATCAATTAACTTAGGGTTAGCCATCAATTTTAATGCTGTGGTTCTTCTGTTTCCTTCCTTTACAAGAAATTTCTTGTTAGATTTCTTTGATGGCATAACATAAAATGGCTTGGGAGACAACCCATTCTCTAAAATATGTATCGCAATATAATAAATTTTGTCTCCTAATTTTGTTAGCATTATGTCTATAGCCTGCTTTTCATTCTCAACAGACTCAAAACGATCATTATCTGGATTTATAATTAAATTAGAAATACTGATAGATTTGTATTTTTTGTTTGTCATAATATTAAATGGCGAATCCTTCACTATAGTGCGCCTACAGGAATGAATAAACCTGAACCCAATCTTATGGGTTACACTATGGAAAAGGATTCATTTAATTCATTTTTTGGCGTTGCTAAAATAGTGATTTTATCAAACTTAACAAAATAAAAAAACTTTTTATTCTAAATTTAATTCATGATTATTTGAATAATGAAATAAAAAAGGCTTCCAACCCGTGGAAGCCCCTCTGTCATTAAAAACCTTACGGCCTCGCGATAGACCGAGAAGTATCTTTCATTATGTCGCCAAGCTCAGATAGAGCTAAAGATAGAGTATTCAGTTCATCAGCGGTGAAGTTGGCTGGTTTGCCGTTTACCGCACTTCCGTTAATCCGTTGATATAGCCATTGGCGTGTTCTGCCAAAATAGTGCTGGGCAATATACGACATAGAAGCGAAAGGCAATACTTTTTCTAAGGTCTGCCTGATTTCTACTGTTTTCACAATGGCTTGGGCTTCATTGATTGATTGCCTGGCACCATCTTGGAATGCTTGCGCAAACGCTTTTTTATCCTCCGGTGAAAGCGTCTGCAGAAAAGCCCTGAAACGTTTTTTATGGTCGGCCAATTCCTCCGGAGTATTGCATTTTACATATTCCGACTTCCATTTTCCCAATTCTTTCTGTACGTCCATAAGCCTAAAAATTATATGTTAGAGAAAAAGTAGCCCCCTCAAGGAGGGCTACCGTTTTCATTCAGCTTGTCTTGTGCATCATTCAAGTCATCGAGACAATCATTGATGCCTTCCTCAAGCTCCTCATCGGAAATCCAATCAGTATTCTGAATGTCATCCCAATAGAGGGAAAAGAAGCTGAGGTCTTTTTTCGCAGCTTCAATCCGAGCCTTTAGCTCTTCTTCTTCAGTCATAAAAAGATCGCGATACATTATGACACTGCAAATATAATAACCTTTTGGTAATTACGCAAGGGAAAAAGGAGTTATTTTTGAGAGGCAGATGTCTTTTTAACATTATTATTCTATCCGGTAAAAAGTCCCCTTCAGTACCTTGCTTAATCCATCAACATCTATTTCCGTCTCAATCTTCTCGCACAAATACTGCTTGTTGCCTATAAGAAACACCTTATTCACATCTGGCAGCTTATTGGCTTGGAACTGGATTGTGTAAGGGATATTGGAGTGAAACAGACTGAGTGTCGACAACCGATGTCCGACACTGTCCGGACAAACATCGTTCAAGCTTAGGGAATACGGAAGTCCGTGAGCTGTGCTTCGGTCTTCTGCTGGTAGTCCGTAAAAGGATAGGCATAATCATAGGCATGTGTCTGACCGCTGTAAGTTACGTTCTGCCGGTTGAACTTGCCGGTATTGACAGCCACTTCCATGTGCCCGTTTTTTTCCTGCTTCTCCTTCAGCTCCACGTCACCGTTTATGGCTTCCTGGACATTGAAGCGCTCCTGCTTGGCAACAGTAGCCTGGTAGCCCACCGCGGGTATGTTCAATACCATGGAGGTGTACGGACGGGACAAATCGTAATCAGCTACAGAGCCATACACGCCGACATTGAACTGAATAATTTTAGCCGGGACGATTCCGAGTGAGGTCTCTACATCGGACGATTCCGGGTCACGGATTAAATCCGCATACAAATTGACTTCACGCAGCGTATTCTTATCATTTTCATTGTAGTTGATATAATACCGTTTGCCAACAATAAAGATTGTACTTTTCTTGTCACTGTCACCCATTCCATTGTATGCGGCCAGCATTGCATCGTAAGAATCATATTCTTGTTTGTATGCAGCCTCTATGATGTCCCTTTCAATTCGCAGATAGCCGTCATCCGTATGGGAAGGCAGATTGTAGCCCACATTGCCAGTGCTCAAGTCTTTCTCATTCTTTTCATCTTCAATATCCACAGTGAACTCCCGTAGCAGGGAAGATGCAGGAATTATCTCCTTTCCGGATTCTGTAAAATAATCGTTAAGCCCTACGAGACTCACCACTTTGGTGCGTTCGTTGACCACCGTAACCGCACAAAGGAATTTCTCCAGTTCATCAAAGAATTCGGAAACAGTCCAGTGCGGCAATGCGGCGGCCACCCGGTTGCTGCTTACCGCGCTGCATACATAAACGTTCCGCAAGAAATTGTTATCAAAGAAGGAGGTATCGAACGTATAGCCAAAATACTCCACTATTCTCTTGATGACTGTCAAAAGGTATGGTTGTACACATCGACGGCCATAATAGGGGCAAAGGGTAAAATTGTTCGTGCCGAACTCATAGATTGCATCGTTCTGAAGATTCTCCCATTTGGCTTCCTGATAGAACACCGGCAACCATACAGCTTCAATGTCGTCCACCGAACCGTAGTAGTTCACCATATTGGCAGGTGGCTGGAAACGGTTCTGATTGTTGTTCGGCCAACTGATTGTACCTAAATCAAGTTCGTCAATATACAGATCATCATTCGTCAGCAGATTAAATTCCGCATTACCCGATACGAGCTGTACCTTAACCAGTGCATCTTCTACTGAGAGTAAAACCGCACTGCCGTAAAGCAGGCATCTGGCGTCAACGATGAGTGTGGCCGGAAGGATAGTCTTTTTTTTCGTCACATCCAGTCTGTTCACGTGCTTGAATATGGCATGATTGGCAGGCATGGGGAGTTCTATGTCCAAGGAGTAATTGGAACTGCGGGTGAAATACGGATTCTCGGAGGTGAACGTAATGTTGAACCCTTCAGGAAGGGCGGCCAATTGCCCG